AGATAGCTCAGGTATTAAGAAGAGTGTAGAGAAAGCTCTTAAAAGAACTCTTCTCTCATACAATGCCGGACTCTCCAGTCCTGCATATCAAATTAAACGTATGAGTGTAGAAGAATCTCTTGGAGTTTCTCCAGATGATCTACTCTCAGATAACCTAACTCCAGAAGAGGAGGCTGAACTAACTAGGAAACTAATGGGAGAATAGTTAAGCTATAAAAGGGGGAGGGGTCTTGACACACCTCCCCTTCCCATGTACCATGTGCGTAACAGTTACCGAGAACTCTGTCACAAAAGTTCTCAACTCAAACCTAATTAGGAGTAACCCAAATGAACGATACCGTACAAGCTAACTTCAACAAGTTCATCGACGAGAAAGAAGTTAAGTTCGCTTTCCGTTCCGTGAAAGATGAAGCTACTGGTCTGGAAAGCAAGCGTCCCACTATTGAACAGAAGATTCCTGTTCCTTCTGTTGAAGGTATCATCGCAATTCTGGAAGCTGGCGGTAAGCAACTGGAACTGCTGCAAGAAGCTGTCGCTGATGTTATCTATCAACGTGCTCGTGAAATTCTGGCAGATGATGATAAGCTGACGGAAGTTCCGGTCGATCAACTGGCGTGGGAAGTTATCGCCAATCTGCCGAAAGCAGAACGCAAGGGCCGTGGTATTCCGAAAGAAACCTGGGAAGATTTCAGCAAGGATTATGTTGCTGTTATGCCGGGTGTTACTGGTAAGACTGCGGAACAGATCGGTAATGCAGCTAAGATCTTCCTCAACAAGTTCCAAGCTGTTAAGACCAACAAGCCGGTTATCAAACTGCTGCAAGGTCAGCTTGCTATCTATCTCAATAGCTCGCCGAACGCTGAAAGCTTCGCTGAGTGCGTTGAATTCCTTGTCAATAAAGCAGAAGCTCTTCTGTCTGTTGATGAAGCTGCACTCCTCGAAGCTCTGTAATAAAGAGTTTCTACATTTCAAGGGAACTCCCTCTTTATGGGGGAGTTTCTTTTTATGTAGGAATTCCTCCCTGTAAGATAGGCGCAGCTATGCCGCATCAATCACCATCCCAGTATCAACCAATATGGGATGCATTAAAACAAAGTAAAGAGTATGAGGTTCGTTTAGTCGCTCCTCTCTCATTACATGCGCGCATATTCAAGGCAGTGAAAAAGAGAAGAAACTTAGACTTAGGTTATAAGCTGCTCTGTTCTGAGCGGTATGTTAAACCTAAGCTATGGTGTAAGAGTGAGGGAACTGTACTCACAATCGGAATTAAATTCCATCCATACTACAAATCAATCGGAGCATACTAAATGGACACAGCAACTCAAGTTAAGGAAGCAATCGCATCACTACAGAATGCTCTCCTATCTGCACATCCTACAATGCCAATCCTTTTACGTGAGATTCATCAGACTCTACGTAAAGATCCTGAAGTAGTCACTCTTCTGAGTGAGGAAGAAATCGGAGTGATTGTAAATGGACTCTCTGCACAAACTAAAACTACGATTGCAGTCTCTATCTCTTCCGGAAAGAAAGGAAAAGCAATCAAGTCAATCGGTGTTGCAGACCTCTGATACTCTAGCAATACAATGTCTTGTGTGGTACTGCTCACATCTTATAAGAAATAAAAAGAGACCAGACTTCCAAACATTCAAGACATTCGCTGACTGGCTAGGTGGTTATCCTTATGTACTACCTGCACACAGAACACTTAATACTTCTTTATTCGAATACCTAATACAACACATTCCAGTTAAAGAAGCCATCCTTGCATCCTATACATTGGAGTTATACACAGATGGACAACAGGCTGCAGCAACTCTCATACTCAAGTCTATTAACTTTACATTCGTGCCCGAGAAGATTCCAGTTAGATAAACTTCAAGCCGAAGCTGCACCAGAAGATGCTGAATCATCCGTTACATTTGCATTTGGTCACATTGTAGGACATGGAATCCAACTCTGCTTTGAAGGTGCATCGCTGGAACAGATTCAATTTACTCTGTTCCAAGAATGGAAACCTGATCTCTTCGCAGATAACCTGAAACAAAACAAGTCATTCTATCTAGCTTTGTTTGCAGTAGAGAAGTTCTATACCATGTATCAAGCAGGTTACATGGCGGATTACGAGCTAGTATACTGGCAAGGAAAACCTGCTACAGAACTCTCGTTTCGTATCACACTACCAGATGGATTCAAGTATCGTGGCTTTGTTGATTGCGTACTACGTCACAAAGAAACTGGTGAGGTAATAGTTCTCGAACTTAAAACTACATCCTCTACTAATCTGAATCCCGCAACATACAAGAATTCAGCACAGGCGATTGGATACAGTGTGGTTTTAGATGTTCTATTCCCCACACTATCTTCATACCAAGTTCTGTATCTGGTATATACCACAAAGAATTACGAATACAATCCTCTCCCGTTTGAGAAGTCATACCTGCAACGTGCTCTCTGGATCAGAGAACTTCTTCTTGATGTAGAAGTAATCAAGATGTATGAGGCAGCAGGTGTGTATCCAATGCGAGGGGAGTCATGTTACGACTTCTATCGTGAGTGTAAATACCTTGGACTTTGCACACTCTCTACGCAATCTCTAACAGATCCTCCGCCAGATGAACCTAAAGTGGAAGAGTTTCAGATTGAGCTTACTCTACAGGATCTGATTGAATCTCAACTATCTAAAACGGAAATCTAAGACATGAAACTCACAGAAAAGAAACTATCCAAGACTCACCGTGTTCTTATCTACGGCGAACCGAAAAGCGGTAAGACAGAACTAGCTGCACGTCTTGCTGCCTCATTCAATCTACACTTCTTCGATCTGGAGAATGGATTTGAAACCCTTCTCAAACTCCCGCACGATCAGCAAGAGCGTGTAGAACTTATCTCGATTCCAGATACGAAAGTATTTCCTATCGCAATCGAGACAATGCTCAAGGTTATCACAGGTGTTGCAGTAGAAATCTGTGAAGAGCATGGTAAAGTAGGTTGTGCTTTATGTAAGAAGGATAACAAACCAACTACTCGCATCTGTCTCAATGAGCTAACTGAGAATGATATCGTGGTTGTAGATTCTCTTACACAACTCTCCAACTCTGCGATGAATCATCTGACTAAAAATGAATCAGATACCTACAAACCAGAATGGACTGATTATAGAAATCAGGGACAGCTTCTCGACAAGTTCCTCTCACAGGTTCAGCAAGCCCGGTTTAATATCGTATGTATTACACACGTGGTTGAGACTGAACTTGAGGATGGAAAGAAAAAGCTTGTACCAGTGTGCGGAACAACTGCATTCTCTCGCAACACAGCAAAATACTTTGATCACGTTGTATATTGTGAGGTCAAGAACAAGAAGCACAACTTCGCTTCATCTACAACTTACGCAAACAACGTACTTACCGGCAGTCGCACTGACATTTCTCTTGAAACTAAGGATGCACCAACGCTACTAGATATCTTTAAGAAACCTACACTTGAAGTGGTAACTCCCGCAACCAATGCGCTAAATGCGCTGAAAGGAATGGTACAGAAAAAATGAAATCAGATCCAACTCTGCCGACGTTAGAGACTCTACCTAATAACATGTCGGTTGATTCAATCGACACAACTCTAGCACAGCGTGGATCACAGTACGGAGAATTCACTGAACACGCTCGCATTACACAGAACATCAAAGCAGCAATGCAAGATTCCCCTAATTGGGATAAGCTACCTCCCAATATGAAGGAAAGTTTGGAAATGATCGCTCACAAGGTTGGTCGTATTCTGAACGGTAATCCATACTACCATGACAGTTGGCATGATATGGTGGGTTACGCAAAACTGGTAGCAGATGAAGTAGTTGGTATCTCTAAGTAACACATTCATTCTTTTCAATTCTTTTATAAAGGTAATCTCAAATGTCCGATATGCTCAACTCCATTCTCGATGCTAACCTCGATGATCTGGCTGATCTGCCTGAGTTTGGTACGTATCCCGCAGGTACTCACAAAGTTGTGATTCAGTTTGAAGAGAAAACGGTGAACGATCATCCGTGCCTCGAACTGCAAATGAAAGCAGTTGAAACTGAAGAGCTTGCTAATCCTGGGGTGGATCAGCCGCTCGCTCCGGGCGCAGAAGGTTCTGTTCTCTTCATGCTCGATAACGAATTCGGTCAAGGCAAACTGAAGCAAGTTATCAAGCCGTTGGCTGCTGCTCTTGGCGTCTCTTCGCTTCGTGCAGTTGTTGAAGGCGCTAAGGGTATGGAAGTTTCTGTCGTTACCAAGGTGCGTCAGAACAAAGACAAGACCCAAAGCTACACCGACATTTCGAAAGTCATTGTCTAAGCTACGAGTTTAGATATCAAACCTCTTACCTCACAAGGGTAGGAGGTTTTAATATATAAACTCTCTATGTGATAAGGGAGCAGAATGGAAAAGCTATTAGATAACATGAGGCAGGAACAGATCCTACGGGAACTCAAGTACGCTAATCAGTTAGCTGAATCCACTACTGCTCCTATCTCTGATCTTCAATACACTAACCAAGCGGGGTATAAAGAATACCTACAACAACCTATACCTACCACATACCAAGTGCATGTAGAAGATCAAAGAGAGCCTCACCCATACTCTGATATAGGAATGGCTGTGTTTGGATCTGTGTTTATATACCTACTGATAAAAGGTCTATTCAAATGAAACTGTTTTTCTTAGGCACAGCAGATGATGCCTCATATCTCCCGCGACTCAAGTCTCATGTAGGTTCTGCTCAAGTATCTTACTCCCTTGAGCCTATCACTACTTGGGTAGAAGTGCGTAAGCATTGCGAGAAGCGGGAGATTAAACAGATCTTCACTACTTCTCAAGCTCTGCTAACTATTCTCCTGTTCAAACAAGGAGATAAGAAGAAGCCATCAATTGATTCCTATGCAGGATCTATCTTCCATCGTGATGGGTATGAAATCCTGATTGTGAATCCTCTCTCTCATTTAGTACAGGTGCAACATGGATCATTCCTCCTCCGTCATTACCTCTCAAAATTCTTACAGCCTGGAGACTGGCCAGAGATTGGTAATTTCAACTGGAGGGTCGGAACCCCCGAAAACCTACAAGGTATATTCGATTCTTTCCAACGGGCAAGTCTTATTGCAACCGATATCGAAACCTACAAAGAGAATCTGGCCATACGTTGTGTTGGTTATACTGCAGTGTTTCCTGATCTTAGCACTAGCAGTGTAGTAATTCCGTGTGACTCAGATTTTAACCTAACTTGGATTAGAAAGTTCAATGGACTACCTGCTCCGAAAGTTTTTCAGAATGGCAAGTACGATCTCGCCTATCTCTCCAGATACAATGCTGTACCATACAATTACCTATTTGACACTGCGACATTCTTCCATTGTTGGTATGCCGAACTTCCCAAGGATCTTGCTTTTCTGCAATCCTTCTGTGTTCGCAATAGCATGTACTGGAAAGATCTTGCTGAGACATCAGATCTACATGAATATTATAAATATAATGCGCTCGACACACATGCAACAGCGGCAGCGCTAATTTATATGTTACTGAAATCTCCTGATTGGGCGAAACAAAACTTCCTTCAGGAGTTTCCTCTTCTGTTCCCTGCACATATGTGTGAGATGCGAGGACTTAAACGAGACATGACTCGCCTCCCGTTAGCAAGGGAGAAAGAAGAAGCAAAGATTGCAGCAGCATCTACTTCTCTTGATACAATGATCGGTGTTAAGAACTTTAATACCAACAGTCATCATCAGGTGAAAGTGTTACTTAAAATCCTGGGCTGCGAAGATCTACCAAGTACCGACGAAAAGAATCTAAATAAAGCTTCATTGCGTCATCCTCTTAACAAAAGAATCCTCGACAAGGTTCTCGACATTAGAGGTTGGCGCAAACTTGTAAGCACTTATCTCGTACAAGGAAAAGAATATGAAGGAAGAATCTTATACGCTATCAATCCTCATGGAACTGACACAGGAAGATGCGCGAGTAGAGAGCACCATTTCTGGTGTGGATTACAAATTCAAAACATCCCACGCGGCCCCGAGGTTAAATCTACAATCGTCGCTGACGAGGGATTTGAGATCGCTGAAGTTGATCTTGAGCAAGCAGAATCAAGAGATACTGCGTACATTTCGGGAGACGAAAATCTCCAAAGAGCTGTATCTTCCGGAAGGGATTTCCACTCTGTTAACGCTTCGGCATTCTTTGGAGTACCTTATGAGAGCATCTATGATGATGCTAAAGGAAAAACTAAAGATAAATCCCTCCGTGATCTTGCCAAGAGGGTCAATCATGGTGCAAACTACAATATGGGTGCCGGTGTTCTAATCGACACAATGGGTGAGGATAAGATATATGAAGCCAAAAGATTACTACAGCTTCCGAAGCTATGGACTTCAAAGCAAGTTGCCGAACATCTCCTCGCACAGTTCCACAAAGCATACCCAAAGATTAAGGCAGTGTTCTACAAAGGAGTTATCCATGAAGTCACGACAACCTCAAGACTCCATAGCAAAGCAGTACATGATGCTCCTTATCAAGCTACTACTGCCGGTTGGACTAGGTATTGCTTTGGTCGTCCTGATCAAAATAAGTCTGACCTTAATGCTTACGTAGCACATCCTCCGCAGTCATTAAATGCTATGACTCTTAACAAAGCTTTCATGACTGTGTTCTATGAACTAGCATTACATCCGCAGCACTCTGCCAACTTTAAGTTGTGCGCTCAGATTCATGACTCCATTCTGTTCCAGTTCCGTGAAGGTCACGAGTACCTCTGCGAATATGTCAAAAAAGCAATGGAGATCCCTGTTACAGTCACAGGATATGACGGAGTTACTAGACAGTTTACAGTGCCAGCTGCAATCAAAGCTGGCAAAGATGGTAAGGGTCCTAAATACTGGAGCGAAACAGAATGAACACGACAACTGAAGAAGTTCTTTTGAGAGTTAGTTTACAAGATTGTAGAGAGAAGTATGATAAGCTGAGTAAAGAGTATCTAGAGTTAGCTGCTGCACTGGTGGCGAAGGAACTAGCCGCAGACCTGTCTCGCGTTCTCGAAACAGTGAAGTACCTGCGCGGCATTGCAGAACGCGGGAGCGGTGATCGTTGTCCGGAGGATATGACTGTCGAGAGTTTTGTTCTTGGCTTCGTCAAGAACCTTGAACAGCACATCAGAAACCAAAACGAGCAACTCGCCGCCGAGCTGGAGAAGGCAGAGACACGAAAGTTGGCGCTGGACGTTGCTGTGTCGTCGTCTTGCGTATTGGCAGCAGACCTCGCTGCCGCGCAGGCGACGATTGAGCAGATGC